ACAATGACCAAAAAAGAATATTATAAAGGTATGGATGACTGGAAAAATGAAATACAAAAAGAAAAAAACACTGGGCCTTATGGGCAACAAAAACCTATACGCAAAATAAAGAAAACTAGCAAGAAATTTGGAGGTTATGTTAATACTCCAACAGGTACTTCAGATCTCATGGGATCCCCTATTAAGGTTCAGATCGGAGATGAGGGTGGAGATGTAACTTTAACCAATCCGACTACTAGCGCTTATTATAAAGGTATGGTAGAAATAGATTAAGGAGTTTGTTATGGATAGAAAAAAAAGAGAAAAGATTTTAAGGAGCGAACCTACTAATTGGGCCGCTAGAGCTGGTATGGGTAAATACAGGAAAGACAAACCTCAATCTGAAACCGAAATTGAATCTACAGCTGAAGGCAATACTTTTAAAGGTGAAGAACCACCAAAAAAGATAATAATAAAAGATGCAGGTCCTGTAAAAGAAGAAAAGTTTAAATATACAACATTGCCTGTTCAGCCTAAAATGGCACCTCGAACAGAAGATATGTTATCAGCCTCGTTACACCAAGGAGAAACATCATTTACGGAACCTAATATGAAACCCGGTACTCAACCTAAAACAACAGGTTCTGGTAAAACTAGTGATGTTATGAAAACCACGAGAAAAGATAAAACTAAGTTATCTAAGAGAGCTAAGCGTTGGGAGCGTTTTGGGAAACATGTACACAAAAAAAACACGAAGGAGCTTATGCTTGGTTTTGAAGCACATGAAAAACATAAACGCAAAAGTAGAGAATCTTTTCAGAAGGGCTTAAGTTCATTTAAAAACTGGTTATTTAACACAACTCCAGAAAATGAAGTACAGGGAATGGACACAGGGGGTATGTCGGTTGTTTCTAGAGGAAATAAATTTGCTAAAGGTAAAATAACTAAAATATATTAAAATAATGTCTTATGGCTACATCAGAAACACACACTTTCGATCTAAACATAGATGAGATTATTCAAGAAGCCTATGAAAGGTGCGGAGCTAAAGCTAACAGTGGTTATGACCTAAAATCTGCAAGAAGAAGCCTAAACATTTTATTTAGTGAATGGGGCAATAGAGGTATTCATTTATGGAAAGTAGCCTCATATAGTCAAGAACTTACAGCAGGCACGGCGCAATATTCAGCTCCAACAAGTACAAACGATATTTTAGAAGCCTATGTAAGTACAAGTTCAGGAACTACTTCTTCTACTACGGATGTTTCTTTAACAAAGATAAGTAGAAGTGAATATGCAGCTTTACCAAATAAAGGTTCTCAAGGGCAACCTTCTCAATACTATGTAGAAAGAGAAAAGGTTCCAAAAATAACATTATACCAAACACCAAACGCCTCTACATACACCCATCTTAAGTATTATTATGTAAAAAGAATAGAAGATGCGGGTATTTACACTAATACTGCTGATGTAGTTTTTCGCTTCATACCTTGTATGGTTGCTGGATTGGCGTATTATATTAGTATGAAAGTAAACCCACAAATAACACAACAAAATAAACTAATCTATGAGGATGAATTGTCTAGAGCGTTAAATGAAGATGGACAAAGAACTTCTGTTTATATAACACCACAATCTTATTACCCTGGAGGATCCTAGTATGAAAGGAATGCGTATACATAAAAAACAAGCTGGCGGTTATTTAGGCGCACTTGAGGCGTCAAGACCAGAACTATTTAATACAATTAGTAATTATAGAAATAGATTGTCACAAACGGATCAAGGCACATTTGATCAAAGAGCTAATATTCAATATAAGGCTAGTCAAAATATGCCTGAACAAATGAGAAAAGACTATTACACTTCTATTGATAAACAATTTGCAAAACCAACGGATGAACAGTTTGCTCAAATTCAAAAAGGATTACAGTCAAAAACATTCGTTCCTACTTATCGGTACTATGATTTAGAAAAAGCCAACCAGCAAGCTGCAGCATCAACAGCAACAACTCCTTCATCAAACGCTTATTATAGAGATTTATCTAAGGAGATTGGCGAAGCAGAGACTACACTATCTGGGCTAACACTAGATGAAACAGAACAAAAGACAAGGAAGCTTTATAACTATGTACCACCTAATCCAGGTATAGGTCCTACTGCTCCAACTAACATAGTAAAAGAATTACCAAAAGGGGCTAGACAAACTAGTATGAATTATGGCCAGCAGGTTTGGGTAGCCCCCGATCCAGGAAATCGGAATTATATGCAGACCCCACAACAACGAGGTTACTACAGCCCTGCTGGGGATGAAAAATACACAGTTACTACAACAAGAGCTCAAAGAGCAGGAGATGCCGATTATGACAAGCAAATGGGTGTCATAGGAAGACTTGAGAAAAGACACAAATTTAGACATATGCCTCAATATGAAACACCTAATTTAACAAGTACAAATGTTTATCAAAAATTAGGTATGGGAGCAAGTAAAGGTAAACTTGTAAAAAAACTTAAACAAGGTGGTCGTGCTTCAATAAGAGGTACTAGATTTACAGGAGTATTTTAATGCCTTTTGCACGTGGTAAATATGCTCAGGCAATATCAGATCGGTCTGGTATGGCTTTTCCTTATAATGAAATGGTAAAAGAATGGAATGGTTCCTTTGTGCATAAATCTGAGTTTGAAGCAAAACACCCTCAAATAAGACGTAAACATATTAAAGCTGATGCAATAGCTTTAGCAAATGCTAGACCACGAGGTCCTGATAACACAGGTCTTTTTTTACTGTATATAACAAATGGTTTATTTAATAATCCTGGAATGCGCCCACAAGACGGTGAAGGTGTTTTAGGTACGGAACTAGAAAGCTTTAGTGCTACAGTTTCAGTTGGTAATGTCACAATAGGTATATCATGAGTATTACGCACGCTAACTTTTTAACTCAAATTAGAAATTACACAGAAGTGGATTCAAATGTCTTATCAGATACAATATTAGATCAGTTTATTCGTAACATTGAATTAGACATAGCTGGAAAAGTTGATTATGACGATCTAAGAAAATATTCCACAACAGCCACTATTCAATCACAAAGGTATTTAAGTATGCCTTCTGATTTAATTTATCTTAGATCCGTTCAAATAACCAATTCGGGAAGTAGAACTTTTTTAGAAAAGAAAGATACTAGTTTTATGGCTGAGTATAATCCAGGAGATGCTACAGGCACACCTAAGTATTATGCTAACTGGGATGATCAAAATATTGTATTAGCTCCGGTTCCTGATGCGGCTTACACAATTCAAATTAATTTTGTAATTGATCCACCTCATTTTACATCAACAAATGCAACTTTTTTATCAACTTATCACGAGTCTTTGCTTTTGCATGGTGTGTTAACTGAATGTTTTAGTTACTTAAAAGGACCTCAGGATATGTACAATTTATATAAAGGTAAGTATACTGAAGAATTACAAGGTTTTGCAATGCAACAAATGGGTCAAAGACGAAGAGGACAATATGAAGATGGTGTTCCAAGAATACAAATTGAGGCATCTTCAGCTTAAAAAAAGAAAGTTCCTATTAGCTAGGGAGTTGATAGAGTCTATTTATAAGGTTATACTCTATATAATAAAAACTAACTATGGAAGCATAATATGGCTATAACAACAAGCGTAATCTGTAATTCTTTTAAAAAACAACTTTTTGAAGGAACACATAATTTTAAGTCATCAGGTGGTAATAGTTTTAAATTAGCTCTTTACACGAATAGTGCAGTATTAGGTAAATCAACAACAAGTTATACTACGGATGCTCAAATATCCAACACAGGTCAATACACAGCTGGCGGAGGTGCTTTAGCTAATGGAGGCACTTCAGTTGCTACAAATGTAGCTATTGTGGATTTTGCCGATAGATCTTTTACCGGAGTAACTTTAACAGCCAGAGGAGCTTTAATTTATAATGACACAGCAAGCGGGGATCCTGCTGTTTGTGTTTTAAACTTTGGTGGTGACAAAACGGCTACATCTGGAACATTTACTATACAGTTTCCTGCTTTTACAACTGCTGCAGCTATCCTAAGAATAACATAGGCTAAGAAGTGTCTGATGGATGGGGACAACTAACCTGGGGGCAAGGCCTTTGGGGCGAGCAGAATGATGCTTTAATTCCAGTTTCTGGTTTAGCTACAGCATCTTCTTTAGGTGCAGTTGATGCGGTAAGCGTTATTCATGTAATTGGTTCTATTGCACCAAGTGCTATAGCGTCTTCTCAAGGAAGTATCACGACTACTGGAACAGCTGTAATTACTCAAACAGGATTAAGCGGTGCTCTATCTTTAGGTCCTTGGGGCTTTAGTAATGACACTTATGAAACTGTGTCAGGTCTACCTTTGGCATCAAGTTTAGGAAGTGTTACTAGTTATGCTGATGTAAATATTGCACAGACGGGCTTTTCTTTAACCAGTTCATTAGGTAGTATTAATCTAGTTAATTGGCAAGAAGTTAGTGTAGGTACTTCTGTCACTTGGACAGAGGTTGATAGAGCGGCTTAAATGCTTTATAATGTGAATTAAAAAGGAATTCTATGGCTTCAACATACTCAACGAGTTTAAAATTAGAACTTCAAGCCACTGGTGAAAATAGTGGAACTTGGGGCACAAAGACAAATACTAACTTACAACTTGTAGAACAAGCGGTTGGAGGGTACGAAGCTATTTCAATTGCTGGCGGAGCGGGAACAACTGCTTTAGCTATGACAGATGGTGCTGCTTCAAATGCACGAAACATGGTCATCAAGCTTACAGGATCAATTACAGGAAATAGAATTGTTACGGTTCCTAATAGTATTGAAAAATTTTATATTGTATCTAATGGAACAACAGGTGGTTACACAGTACAGTTTAAAACTGTAGGTGGGACGGGTTATACTTTTGCTACAACTGATAAAAGTTGTAGAGTTTTATTTTCTGATGGCACAAATGTTGTTGATACAGGTATAATTAATACAACTTCATTAGACACACTTACAAATAAAACACTTACTAGCCCAACTATTAATGGTGCAACTACTACGGGTGCTATTGCTAATTCGGCTACTATAGCAGGTGGAACTGTAAGTGCAGTAACTTTAACTAAACCAAAAATTGCAGATGCAGGTTTTATTGCAGATGCTAATGGTAATGAACAAATAATATTTCAAACAACAACTAGTGCAGTTAATGAAGTTGAATTAACTAATGCTGCCACAGGAAGTGATCCTGGGTTAGCTGCTACGGGAGGAGATAGTAATGTTGGACTTGCTTTCACTGCTAAAGGTACTGGTCGTTTTAAGTTTAATGACGCTGTTTATATTCCTGAACAAGCCTTGAGTGACGGTGCAAACATAGATTGGGACTTACAAGCAAAACCAGTAGCTAAAGTAACTTTAGCTGGTAATAGAACTATGAACAATGCGACTAATGGTATTACAGGGCAATTTGTTAGTCTATTAGTAATTCAAGACGGTACAGGAAGTAGGACTGTTTCTTGGGCGTCTAATTATGAATTTGCATCTGATACCGCACCGACTTTAACAACAACAGCGGCTAAAGGGGATTTCTTTGTTTTTTATTATAATGGTGCAAAATTTGTTGAAGTAGGTAGAAATCTAGCGTTAACGCTTAGTTAGGAGTTTTTATGTGGGCATTAGTTAAAGCAGATCAAGTTATAAAAGTTTTTAATGGAGCTAAGGCTTTTGAACATAATGATATTAAACATCCGGCATCTATTTTTAATTGTTGGAGCACAGAAGAAAAAGCAACTATTGGTTTATACCCAATAGTAGACGACAACAGTAATTATAAAAATACTGATTATTATAACAATAAAGGGGAAACCTTTACCTTTGATTCTTCAAAAAAAATTGTTAAAAAAACATGGGGCACTGCAAAAAGTAAAAGTTTAACTGATGTTAAAGTTGTAGACGCTAAAGGAGAAAAAGTTTTAGATTCAGATGGGAATCAAATGATACAAAAGGGCCTTAAAACTTTAAAAAAAGAACAAGTAAAAAATGAAGCCGGTTCCTTGCTAGAACCTACTGACTGGTATGTTATCAAAGCTACAGAGTTGTCTGATTACACGGTGCCTAGTAGCATTACAAAATATAGAGCGGCTATAAGAACTAAGAGTAATGCAATGGAAACTGCAATAGATAATGCCTCAGATGCGGATGCTTTAG